AAAATGAGAGATACAAAAACATTAGAGCAATACAGTAAAAATGTACAAAAAAAATTAAAAGAAATGAATCTATTTAAGTTTCTTAAAAAAGAAGTTAATGTAGGTGCTAATGGCACTCAAAATTATGTTATCAAAAAAGGTATCAACAAAGGTAAAGTTGCTAAATGAAAATATCAGAAAATACTTCGGTGTCTTTACCGATAAGAAATTTACTTGCGATTGTAGGGGCAGTAGCAATAGGTGTATGGGCTTATTTTGGCATCATTGAAAGAATAACATTATTAGAAACTGCTGATAAACTCCAAGAACAAGATTTACTAGAAGCATCTGCACAAAAGCCTATAGACCAAGAACAGTTTATGTTGCTAGAACACATGGCTGAACAACTAGAGAAATTAACTGAAAGAGTTGATGCTATGATGAACAATAAAGTTAATATTGATAGACTTCAAACTGATGTTGAAAGACTTAGAATTGATGTAGAGAAATTAAAAGACTCAGTAAGAGCAAACTTAGGTAAATTAAATGGGAATCACTAGCTTAGTATTTGCATTATGCTTATTTATTAACGGAGAACTTGTAGAGCATAGAATACAAGATAGCTTATCTACTTGTTTAAAAATGAAACGAGAAGCTACAAGAAATATGAGTATGGATAATAAACAATTTATGTGTGGAGAAGTAGAAGCTGAAATCGAAGAAAATATTGATGGTAGTAAAACAATAAAAAAGATTATAAAGTCTAAGTAATGAAATTTGTCTTAGTCTTTTCCATTTGCTCTGCAATCACAGGATTTTGTAATAATCCAACTGTAGTAAAGCCACCATATAACTCATGGACAGATTGTGTAGTTGCTGGTAGTGAATTAACAATCGCATTTGCTAAAAGACAAGAAGAACTTTTAAACAACGAAAAATTGTATATATCTTATTTCTGTAATGAAGATCACTCTAACAAAACCCCAACTTAAAGTATCATCAAGTAAAGCAAGGTTTAGAGTTTTAATATCAGGTCGTAGATTTGGTAAAACTTATTTAGCTGTTACTGAAATGATGAAATATGCCTGTCAGCCGAATAGAAGAATCTGGTATGTAGCACCAACATTTAAGATGGCCAAAGAGATCGTATGGGGAACTCTTAAAGAAATGCTTAATCAGTTTAATTGGATAGAGGATATTAACGAAACAACTATGACTATCACAATTAGACAATCCAATAGCACAATCTCATTAAAAGGTGCTGACAATTATGATTCACTTAGAGGTACAGGATTAGACTTTTTAATCTTAGACGAATTTGCAGATATTGATAAGCGAACATGGTACGAAGTATTAAGGGCATCTATTTCAGATAGATTGGGTCATGTATTATTTTGTGGTACACCTAAAGGCTATGGTAACTGGAGTTATGAACTTTACCTAAAAGGAAAGCAAGACCATGATTGGGAGTCTTTTCAATTTACTACTATACAAGGTGGTATGGTATCAGCAGATGAAATAGAACAAGCTAAACAAGATATTGATATTAGAACTTTTAGACAAGAATTTGAGGGTACATTTGAAAACTATGCTGGTGCAGTTTATTATAACTTCCACCCTGTAGATAATGTTGTCAAAAGACAAATAGATTGGGAAAAGCCTTTACATATAGGAATGGACTTCAATGTAGACCCTATGAGTGCCTGTGTTGGGCAAATAGAAAAGGATAAAGTTTATTTTGTAGATGAGATAATAATTTATGGCTCTAATACAGATGAAATGGTGCAAGAAATTAAAGATAGATATGGTACTAAAATGCAAATCTTTATTTACCCTGACCCAGCCTCTAAACAAAGAAAAACATCTGCTGGTGGACGAACTGATTTAAGTATTCTTCAAAATGCTGGTTTTAAAGTTAAAGTTAAACATAAACACCCAGCTATTAGAGATAGGGTCAATGCAGTTAATAGTAGGCTAAAAGATTCTAAAGGAGAAAGACATATTTTTGTTTCACAATCTTGCAAAACATTGATAAAAGGTTTACAAAGACAAATATACAAGGAGAATACAAATATTCCTGATAAGGAAGATGGTTTCGATCACATGAATGATGCTTTAGGCTACATGATTGATTATTTAAAACCACTAACTACTCAGGCTAATTTTTCTTCTCCAACAAGATGGACAATGAAATAATATGGCATACACAAGAGATCAAGCAATAGAAACTCACAAAGACTATTCAGAAACAATTAATAATTGGGAGTATTATATTAGATCATATAATGGTGGATATGACTATATGATTGGTCAATATCTAAACAGATATAATTTAGAACTTGATAACGAATTTAATCAAAGACTTGCTAACACTCCATGCGATAACCATTGTAAAAACATCATTCAAATTTATTCATCATTTCTTTTTAGAGTTAGACCAAGTAGAGATTTTGGTTCATTAGCTGATGAGCCTAGTTTAGAATCATTCTTAAAAGATGCTGACTTAGAGGGTAACAATTTAAACTCAGTAATTAAATCTGCACAGAACTATGCTTCTATCTATGGTCATTGTTTTTTAATTTTAGATAAACCTAATGTTACTACAAATACTAGAGCAGAAGAATTAGAACAAGATATTAGACCATACTTATCAATCGTAACTCCTGAGAATGTTTTAGATTGGAATTACGAAAGACAATTAAATGGTAAGTACGAATTAAACTATTTAAAAATCCGAGAGGAAGTAGATAGAGATGGTGGTACATATATGCGTATTTGGTATCCTGATAGAATTGATACCTTGTATATGCCTGAAAGAGAAGAACCTCGTGTGATTGATACTGTAGATAATATGATTGGTAAAATACCAGCAGTTATTTTGTACAATTCTAAATCTCACAAAAGAGGAATTGGCCAATCAGATTTAACTGATATTGCTGATCTACAAAAATCTATCTACAATGAATATTCTGAAATGGAACAACTAATCAGATTAACTAACCACCCATCATTAGTTAAAACTCCAAGTGTAAATGCAAGTGCTGGTGCTGGTGCTGTTATTGAAATGCCTGATGAACTTGAGCCAAACTTAAAACCATATTTACTACAACCATCTGGCCAGAACTTACAAGCTATTATGGACTCAATAAATAACAAGGTAGAATCTATAAATAGAATTGCACACACAGGGGCTGTTAGAACTCAAAAGACAGGAATATCATCTGGTGTAGCTTTACAAACTGAATTTGAATTACTTAATGCTAGACTATCTGAGAAAGCTGATAACTTACAAATAGCTGAAGAACAATTATTTAGATTATATGCTTTATTCCAAAATGCTAAATTTGATGGAGAAATAAATTATCCTGATAGTTTCAATATTAGAGATTATGCAACTGATCTAATGTTCTATCAACAAGCTAAAGCAATCAATGTACAATCTCCAACATTATCAAAAGAAATTGATAAAGAAATTGCTAGAGCAGTAGTTGATGATGATGAGAAGTTAAATATTATATTTGATGAGATAGATATTAAAACTGAAGTCGGAGAATTTACTCAAGACGAGGCAGTACAAGTAGATCAAGAAGTGGCACAAGAGCAAATATAAAAAAGGCGACCATATAGATCGCCTCTTTCATTAGTTGGTTAATTAATTATTTAATAAAATATCTTGTTGTTGTAAATACTCTTTTTCAGAATTATAAATAATTCCACCAGAAGAAAGATATTTACCTTTAGATTCTGCAATAGCCCATCTAACAGCTTTAAATTTTGCATCATTTTCAGTTTCAGCAAATGGTCTATACCATTCGCCTCTTTCTCTTGGAAATTTAACACCATTTAAAATTACTTGAACATTATGTGCGTCCCAAGTTTTTTCGTATTTAGTTTTGATTGTTTGTTTGTTCATGCTCTCTCCTTTTTTATATATAAATATTAGTAAAAATTGATATAAAGGTCAAATAAATTAAAACCTATTAAATGCTATATTTTTGATAGAACATAATTAGAACAAATGGCTGACAAAGTAAAAAAAGCAACATTATATCGAATCAAGCAAATAGAAATTGCCGAAGCTGAATATTATCAATCATTAATAAATACTTTAGACAGAATAGAAAGAGAAGTAGTTGCTACTGCATCAAGATTACCTTTAACAGATGGTAAGTTAGTAGAATTGCAATCAGCTATTGCAATAAGACCACAAATAAAAGCTATCTTGGAAAGAGAATATTTAAAATGGTCAGATACAGTTGTTAGAGAGGGTTTTAACAAACAAGCTAAACGAATTGAGAAAGCATTTAAGTTAATTGGAAATATACCACCTGAGTTTCAAGAATTAACAAAAGGCGATCTAGCTTTAATCCAAAATTTAAAACAACAATATTTCACTCAGTTTAAAGATGTATCAAATACATTTACTAGAAATTTAGCAGATAAGGTTTATCAGAATACACTTATTGGAAGTGAGTTTTCTGTACTTGAAAAAGAACTTAGACAAACAATCAATGGTATTTATGCTAGTTCAGATGACCCAGAAATAATTAGATTAATAACTTATATAAACAGAAATCAAAACTCAGATAAAGCAGAAGTTCAAGCTAAAGTTGATAAATCTGTTCAAAAATTACAAAGTAAATTTGCTAGAGATAGAATTGGAAATAATATGAAAAGATATGCTGGTCAAATACTTAATGATTCTCTTAGAGATTTTGATGCTACTTTGAACTTCAATAAATCTCAAGATGCTGGTTTAACTTATGTTAAATATTATGGAGATGTAATACCTACAACTAGGACTATTTGCAGAAATGTAATAAATGGGGTATACGATAGACGGAAAGGTGGACTTTTCACAGTTGATGAAGTCAGAAGATTATGGGCTAGTCAAAGTTGGTCAGGTAAAAAATCTGGCGACCCTTTGATTGTTCGTGGTGGTTATAACTGTCGTCATCAATGGTCTTATGTCAATCCTGATTGGTATGACAGTAAAGGCGAACTAATAATATAAACTATAGGAGAAAAAATGTCCGAAGAACAAACAAATGTTGCACAAGAAACTGCAACTGAAACACCAAAACAAGAAACACAAGCTACTGCTCAAACAAATACAGCAGAAACTAAATCTAATGTTTTTACTCAAGAACAATTAGATAACATTATAAAAGCTAGACTTGAAGCTGAACAAAGAAAATACGAAAAGAAACTTCAAGAAGAAGAAAAACAAAAAGCTGAAATTCTAAAACAAAAACAATTAGAAGAAGCTAAGACTAAGCAAGACTTAGAAAAGATAATGCAAGAAAGATTATCTGAAAAAGAAAAAGAACTTAATTCTTTCAAAGAACAAATTAAGAAAGAAAAAGTTGATAATTCAATACTTTCTGTTGCATCTAACAATAATGCTATCAGCCCAAGTCAAGTTGTTGCTTTGCTTAAAGATGAAGTTAAGTACACAGATGATGGTAGAATAGAAGTAGTTGATAATAATTCTAATGTACGATATAACGCAAAAGGAGAACTTTTAACGATTGAAGAAAGAGTTAAAGAGTTCTTAGATAGCAACCCACATTTCCGTAAAGGGTCTTTGTCAGGTTCAGGAAGCCAGAATGCTATCGGTGGTAAAACTGTTAAACCTTTTAACCTACAGGACTTGGACTTAACAAAACCAGAAGATCGTAAAGCCTATGCAGAATATAGGAAGAAACGAGATTCAGGGGCTGTTGAGATAAACTTAACAAAATAACTTTTATAGGTAATAAAAATGGCTAACGAAAGTACAAGTTCTACACTATCGGAACTATACACAGAGATAGTAGCAGAGGCTCAATTTGTAGCATCTGAAAAATCCATCATGAGAAACTTAGTTAAAAACTATGCTATCACAGGTGGTGGTAAAGCAGTTGAAGTTCCTGTTTATGCAAATGTATCAGCATCAGCAGTAGCAGAAGCAACTGACTTATCAAACACAGCGATTAACCCAACTTCAGTAACTATTACTGCATCTGAAGTAGGTGTTATGACTACTCTAACTGATTTAGCAAGAAACTCTGCACCAAGAAATGTTGCTGGAGATATTGGTAAATTATTTGGGGAAGCATTAGCTAGAAAACAAGATGCTGACTTAATTGCATTGTTTGATGGCTTTGCAACTGTACTTGGAGATGGTACTACTGCTATTTCTCCAGCTGTAATCTTTAATGCTCTTTCAACTTTAAGAGCAAATTCATTACCAGCTAACGAGTGTGCAGTTGTTTTACACCCTAAAATCGCTTACGATCTAAAATCTGGCTTAACTAACACTTTTGCTGGTCTTGACACAGAAAACTCTAATGAAGCATTAAGATCAGGTTTCGTTGGAACTTTAGCTGGTATGAGAATATTTGAAACTTCAAATATGTCTAATACTGGTACTGCTGGAGATTACAAAGGTGGTGCGTTCCACAAAGACGCATTAGCAATCGCTATGATGCAAGATGTTAAAATCGAAACTCAAAGAGATGCTTCTCTAAGAGCAGATGAGATTGTAGCAACTTCTGTATATGGTGTTGGAGAAATCCACGACACTTACGGAGTTGAACTATGGAATGATTCATCTATCCAATAGTAGATAATTTGTGAGGGGGAGAAATCCCCCTTACATTTAACAAGGAGAAACAATGGTAAAATTAGTATTATCAAATGAGAAGATGGTTACTCTTAAAAGAGGTAACAAAACAATCACTAGAAGTCAGTTAGATTATGAAACTAATAAAGTGATGTATGATTTTAGAGGTTTTAAACCTGAGCAAGATGTTGTAAAAGAAACAAAGGTAGAACAACCTAAAAAGAAAAAAGTTGTGAGGAAGAAAAAAAATGTACAAGTGGATTTGGAAAAAGATAAGAAAGAATTGGAAGTGGCTGTACAGAAAGACATGGAATAATCTTCTGTTTATAGCACCTATCGTAACTATAATTCTTTTTTTAATTTATTGGGGTAAATAATGGCTAACTATACTGGTGCAGATGTTATAACTGCAAGTGATGTAACTAAATATCAACCTGATGCGTTTGAATTTGGTTTAGCATCTGGCTCTACTGAAGTATTAAACTTCCTTGCTCAAACAACTAACGATATTTTAAGACAGTTAAGAATAGAATGGTGGCCTGTATATAAGACTAATGTATTTACAGATATTACAGTTCTTAATACTGCTGAGATGGTTAATACTAAAGTTAATTTAGATCAGTTTGAACGGGCTGGTGTTTATTTATTTCTTGGAAGATTCTATTTACCAGCATTAACTAAATTTAGACCAGAAACAGAAAAAGATAGATTTGAAAGAATGGCTGAATATTACATGAGTCAATATAATATGGAATGGAGAATGATATTAGAAGATGGTGTTGAATATGATGTAGATTCTTCAGGAACTATTGTATCAAATGAGAGAGAACCTTTACATGGATTTAGAAGATTGACTAGATAATGGCTTTAGATTTAAAGATCAAAACTAATGCTGATTTTATTCAAAAAAGATACGCAAGAATACAAAGAAAATTTAAAAGCATAATTGAAAAAGGAATACTACAAGCTGGATTCCAATTATTAGATATTATTAGAACTAAGACAGCTAAAGGAATAGATTTTAGAGATAGACCATTTGTTCCATATTCTGCTGGTTATTTAAAACAATTACAAAGAGAGGGAAAAGCTACTAAAGTAGATTTATTTTATTCTGGTAGAATGTTAGGTGCATTAACTCCATCTGGTAGAACTATTAGAAAAACAGGAACTAATAAAGTTAGTATTAATTTTAGTAATTCACAAATGAGGCAAAGAGCAGTATTTAATCAAGTATTAGGAAAAAATAAGAGGGAATTTTTTGGATTTAATGATAGAACAGCAAATATAATTAGAAAACAATTTAATAGATTTGTTGCAAAGGAATTTAGGAAAGCAAGAATATGAGTGTAAGAGAAAATATAGCATCTGAATTATTATCTACTATTTCAGCGATTAGTAGCCCAGCAATTAAGAAAGCTACTAGACAACCATTTATATTAGACGAATTATCTGAACAACAATATCCAGCAGTAATAGTACAAACATCTGAAGAAAATAGAGATGATGCTGAATTAGGTTCTGGTGCTAGAACTAGAACAGGTACTATTGACTTTG